TGCCAAGCGCATCCAGGTGTCGACCAAGTACCCGGCGGCAGAGATACGCAACACGTTCTGGCACGAGATGACGCACGCCATCCTCGACGACATGGGCCATGACCTGACGCACAACGAGCGCTTCGTCACGGCTTTTGCCAACAGGTTGTCAGATGCAATCGACTCGGCCAAGTTCTAAAGTCCCCAGTAAGGAGACTGTCCTCAACATCTTCGCCGCTGGCGGGTGGCACTACATCTTCTCACCGCTGATGGGGTTTGTTGAACAACACTCTCTGACATCGCCAGAAGGTCACATGTACGTGCTACCGATCGTTGCCGACACACCGCCCCACGTCACGGCGTGGGAGTATTACACAACCATCGTATCTTTCGACAAACTGCCAACATGAAAACACCCGCTTGGTCACACTCCTCCCTCAAAGACTTCGAGGGTTGTCAACGCCGCTACCACGAAGTCAAGGTGCTGAAGAACTACCCGTTCACCCAGACCGAGGCGACGATCTACGGCAACCAAGTCCATGAGGCGCTGGAGTTGTACGTCAAGGAGGAGAAGCCAATCCCTCCCGAGTTCGCGCAGTTCCAACCTATCGTTGACTCGTTGCTGAAGAAGCCCGGGCGTGCGTTGCCCGAGTACGAGATGGCGCTCAAGGCTGACCTGTCGCCCTGCCATTGGAAGTCCCCCGAGGTGTGGGTGCGCGGCATTGCCGACATCCTGATCCTTGACGACGAGAACCTGACCGCCTGGGTGGGCGACTACAAGACGGGCAACAACAAGTACCCGGACCGGGATCAACTGGTGCTCATGTCGCTCATGGTGTTTGAGCACTTCCCGCATATCCGCAAAGTCAACAGCGCGTTGCTATTCATTGTCAAGAATGATATGGTCAAGATGACGATGTCGCGGGACGACAAAGACAAGCACTGGCAGAACTACCGCGAGCGCTATGCGCGGCTCCAGGGGTGTTTCGAGAGCAATGTGTGGAACCCCAACCAGACGCCGCTGTGTGGTTGGTGCCCGGTTAAGACGTGCGAGTTCAATAAAAAACATTAAGGAGAAGCGATGGGGAAACTGACAAAGATCGAGCGCAAGCGCCGGGTCAGGGAGCTGGTTGACCGCCAGCAGTATGGGGTGCCATTCAACGAGGCAGACGTTGCTGAGATGAACGCCATGTGCGAGTGGAACTTCAAGCACTACAAGCGGATACAAAACCTGGTTCACCTGAACGACACCCGTTGCGTCGCGCACTCAGACGATGGCCAGAATTTTGAGGTCTGGTCGTGGAACCGGGCCATCTCGGGCGGCAACATTGTGGACGAGGCGTTGCGTGCAGGGGTTGCGATCCAAATGATGAACGCCGCCGCTGAGTTGCCCAGAGAATGTACGCACTGCCAACGCCGGGATACGCTGACGGTTGACCACAAAGACACGCCGTTCAGCACCATTGCATCCGACTTCTTAAAGCTGTATCCTGACCATGCGCCAGAGCGCTGGTTGATCAACAACAAGCAAGGCGGTGGCTGGAGGATTGGGGACTTAGATTTCCTCAACCTTTGGCGCGACTATCACGACAAGCGTGCAACATATCAGATGTTGTGCAGATCATGTAATGCCTCGAAAGGAAAGAGAAATGCCGTACAAAAACCCAGCTGACCGCGATACGTACCCAGCGTACGACCAGAAGCCCGCCGTAAAGAAAGCACGTGCGGCCCGCAACAAAGCCCGCGCCATGCTTGAGCGTGAAGGCAAGGTGCACAAAGGTGACGGCAAAGACGTCGACCACAAGAAGCCGCTGAGCAAAGGCGGCACAACGTCCAAGGGAAACCTGCGCGTCAAGAGTGCGAGTTCCAACAGGAGCTTTGCACGTAACCCAGACCACACCATCAAGGGAAAGTAATGTGTCAAACGTATGGATAACCAACGGCACTGCCGCACCGCCATCAAGTTGGCAAACCTTGACTGTCAATACCACACCAAACACCATCAGCTCGGGAGCGTTCGGGCGCACAGGTATTCCCAGCCCACCAATAGCGGACGCGACAGAGTCAAAGCTGTTGAGTAGTGAGGTGTTTGAATTGCCAGTCGAGCGCTTGGTTGATCTGTGGTTGGCCAAGTATGGCAACGAGTGGATTGATCTGGCGGAGCTTCAGGACGACAGCTTTTACAGTCTTGTGTACATGCGGCTGAAATCAATCGGTGAGTTGGAGGTGCACTACCTCACAGACAGAGCGCGGTACGTGTGCCGCAAACCAAAATAAAAGGAGAAGCAAATGAGCAACACACTCCGGTACAAAGCTACCGGGCGATACAGCACAGGTTGGACGGACCCTCGCGGCACATTCGGGTCACCTTTCAAAGTTCTCAACATTTTTACAGTATCACTTTCAATAGGTAAACACATGGTAGATGTCGACACAGAAGTTTTGCGCAACTTGTGGCTGGCAACTTTCGGCGACGCGCCGGTATCTCATGACGCCATAAGGGAGCACCACGAGACAGACGATGACATCTTTTGGGTAGGCCACGAACTAAACAGACGCAACCAGATTGAGCAGATTCAACTGTCGTTCCCAGACCGCACAGAAATCTTCCACGGCTACGTGTTGACGAAAGAATAAAAATGGAAATCATAGAGAACAAAGCGCTTCTATTCAGGACGCGCAACCCACACAAGTACGCCATAATCCCCAAGCATAAAGTCGTTGCAGAGAACGATGGCATCTACGACATAGCGGTGTACTGGGGGCTAGACGAAGCGCGAGTGCTTCGCAACATGGGCGTCAAGAACGTGCCCTCACCCATCACCAGACGCTACGACTGGCCTGGGCGCTACAAGCCCATGGCACACCAGATGGAGACAGCATCGTTCCTGACACTCAACCGCAGGGCGTTCTGTTTCAATGACCCAGGCACAGGCAAGACGCTGTCTGCCCTCTGGGCGGCAGACTACCTGATGAAGCGTGGTGAGGTGCGGCGGGTGTTGATCCTCTGCCCACTCTCGATCATGCACAGCGCATGGATGGGCGACATCAACCAAAGCGTGATCCATCGTAGCGCGGTGGTGGCCCACCATAGCCAAGCGGCGCGGCGCATCGAGATGATTCAGAAGGACTACGAGATAGTTATTGCCAACTATGATGGGCTGAACCTGATCGCCAACGAGATCAACAACGATGGCCGCTTTGACCTGATCATCGTGGACGAGGCCAACGCCTACAAGAACCCGAGCACCAGGCGCTGGAAGGCGCTGGCGTCCATCGTCAAGCCCGACACCTACCTGTGGATGATGACTGGAACCCCGGCATCGCAGTCACCCGTTGATGCGTACGGCTTGGCCAAGCTGGTGAACCCAGGCGGCGTGCCCAAGTTCCAGACGGCATGGCGCGACAAGGTCATGAACAAGATCAGCATGTTCAAGTGGATGCCCAAGGCCAACTCCAGGGACGTGGTGTACGAGGCGCTTCAACCAGCAATTCGTTTCACAAAAGAACAATGCCTGGACCTGCCCCCGGTCATGACCATCACACGCGAGGTGCCGATGACCCCGCAACAAAGCAAGTACTACAAACTGCTTAAAGAACAGATGTTGGTACGTGCCGCAGGTGAAACCATTAGTGCTGTCAACGCTGGTGTGGCTGTAAACAAACTGCTTCAGATTAGCTGTGGCGCGGCGTACACCGACGACAAGGAGGTGGTGGAGTTCGATGCAAGTCCACGGCTTGCGGTATTAGAGGAAATACTAGAGGAAACCAGCCGCAAGGTCATCATCTTCGCGCTGTTCCGTAGTAGCATTGACACCATCTCGACGTACTTGACCAAGCGTGGTTTCAACGTGGCGCAGATTCACGGTGACGTGAGTGCTACCAAGCGCGGACAGATCATCAACGACTTCCAGACAACGGACCTTATCCGCGTGCTGGTCATGCAACCCCAAGCCACGGCACACGGGATCACGCTGACAGCGGCGGACACAGTTGTCTTCTACGGTCCAATGATGTCTGTGGAACTCTACAAGCAAGCCATCGCACGTGCGGATCGCAAGGGCCAAACGTCAGACAAAGTCACTGTGGTGCACATCGAGTCAAGCCCGTTGGAGAAGAAACTGTTCAAGGCCATGGACGGCAAAGTCAGTGACCACGCGCTACTCGTCGGCATGTACGACAGCGAAATAAAAAATTCTTGAAAGGAGTATTGCAAAAGCAAAAAGCCCGTGTATGATGTCAAACACTTAACAACAACGGAGAAGCAAAATGAGTGACGTAGATGATGAGGCATCGCCTCAACAAGCCAATGATTTGGCGCAAGTACCACTGGTAAAGCTGGCGCGTGTGTACCGCAAAATGCAAGCACGTGTGCAAGAGTTGACCCAGGCGTACGAGACAGAGGTCGAGGCCATCAAGGCCCAGCAAGACCAACTCAAGACCGCGATGAAAGATCAGATGCTTGCGTCTGGTATGAAGTCCGTCAACACGGATGCGGGTACTGTTGTGCTGTCAACCAGCACGCGGTATAGCACCACCGACTGGGACTCGTTCAAAGAGTTCATCAAGCAACACGATGCCATCGACCTGCTAGAGAAGCGCATTGCGCAGAAGAACATGTCGATGTTCCTCGAAGAAAATCCCGGCGTCTTGCCGGAAGGGTTGAACTCCTTCACGGAGTACAACATCAGCGTTCGTAAACCAAC